AAAATCCTCATCGTGAAAATGATCAGCAAATCTATGGTCTTGCAGATATGCATGAAGTTAGATCTAAACTTCATTCCATTGCACCAAATCCAGAAGAAGTTCTCTCTGAAAGGATTTTAAATTTTTGTAAAGGACAAGAGTTTTGGAGAGAACTTGTTATTGATTTTGATGATGATGATGTTGATGATGAATTTGATCTTTTTTCAGAAGACAATTATGATGAAGTTGATGTAATTGGATCCTAATTTGATTAAATGAATTATAAGTTCAGCATTATTTCGCCATCCCACAAGAACACTCCCTATCTCCAAGAACTCTATGAAAGTCTGTGTGCTCAGACTTATGGGAACTGGGAGTGGGTCTTGTGGTTAAATGGTACGTTTAAGCGTAGCAAACTCTCTCCCGAAATTGAGAATGATGAAAGGGTAAAGATCTACGAGTGTAATGAAAAAAACTCTAACGTTGGGTTTCATAAAAACAAGGCATTCCACCTGGGGTCTGGTGATATTCTTGTGGAAGTTGATCATGATGATATGATCACACCAAACTGTCTGGAAGAACTAAACAAGGCATATCAAGATGAAAGAATTGGTTTTGTGTACAGTGATGTTGCTGTCTACGATGATAACTTTGTTCCTTACAATGAGCAGCATGGATGGTCTTATTACTTCTATAACTTCCGTGGTAAAGACCGCTATGTAATGAACTCTTGGCGACCAACCAGTCAGTCACTTGCCTTCATTTGGTATGCTCCTGACCATGTGCGATCTTGGAGAAAGAGTGTCTATGAAAAAATTGGTGGACATAATGTTGACCTGTGTATCTGCGATGATCATGAACTGATGATTCGCACGTATCTCAAGACCAAGATGTATCATATTAAGAAACCTCTGTATATCTACAGGGTTTATGGGCAAAATACATATCTTGAAAGAAATGCTCAAATTCAAACTAAGACCGTCGATCTTTATCACCAATACGGATATCAACTATCAGAAAAAGATTCTATTGATCGTAATTTGTTAATGGTTGACATTAGCGGTTCTTTTTATGCTAAGGATGGATATCAGAAAATAGATATTGTAGATGATGTCATTCCTCTACCAGATAATAGTGTTGGAGTTTTAAATGCTCTTCATATTCTTCAACGATTGAAAGATCCTATAAAATCTATGAGAGAAATACATCGTGTTCTTGCTCATGGTGGATGGGCTATGATTGAAGTTCCTTCAACTGATGGACGAGGAGCATTTCAAGACCCAAGACATATTAGTTATTGGAATCAACATAGTTTCTGGTATTATACTAATAGGGATCAGGCAAAGTTTATTTCAAATGAAGATATTAGGTTTCAATCTTATCGTCTAGATACTATAGAAACATCACCACACATTAAAATTACTAAGGCATGGTTGTCTGCTATTAAAGGAGATGAAAGATTGCCAGGAATCCTGAACATTTGATTTTTAAAAAAATGAACAAAAAAATTAAAATATGCCTCAACTCAATGGTTGGTAATGAGGAACGTGTTATCGAAAGAATGTTGGAGTCGTGTTACAAATACGTAGATTATTATGTAATTCAATGTAATGGTACTGATAATACCAAATCAATTATTAATAAGTTTTTTGAGTCAAAAAATATTCCGGGATTTACTTATGATCATGAATGGATATATCCAGGTATAAACAGAGATCATACACTCCAAAAAGCACTAGAAGCAGATCATGGATGTGATTGGATTCTTAGGATGGATGCTGATGAGCAGCTGAAAGTTGATGAAGACTTTGATTGGACACCACTTAATAACACTTCAGTTCAATCTTACAATATAACCGCAACAGGATCAGGGGCAATTTATTTTAGAACTTGGATTTGGAATGCAAATTATCCTTGGAAGTTTAAGCATGATAAAAGACATGAATGTATTTTGCTAAATGGTACAGAGGACTTCCAAAGACTTCCTCTTCCAAGAGGATTTAGGCATATTATTACAAATGATGGTAATACATGGGTAAATCCAACCAAGTTTTTTACTGATGCAATAGAACTTGAAAATCAGCATGTTTCTAAGTCTACTATGCTAGACGATTTGTATCATTTTTGGTATATTGGAAAAAGTTATTTCGACTCTATAGGTGGAGAAAATTCCAAAATATATCCATTGGGGGAATCGCATAACAGAGAATGTGCTCGACGATCATTGTTTTATTTTACTGAGTACATGAATTATAGATTTAACTATAATCAAATGGAAAGGGCACCAATTGATGAGTGGGGATATTATACTCTGTACTGTATGGGGGAAGCTTATAGAAGGTGTGAAGAATATGAAAAGGCAATTGAATGTTATGTCGATGCTGAACAATTCTGCCCACGAAGAAATGAACATATTGTTGGTCTTGCAGAAGTCTATAGAACTCTTGGTGATTATGATTTGATGAAAAAACAAACCGAGCGTCTTGTTGATCCCAGTAGAACACTACCTTTTCCTGATTATAGTTTCATACTTCATACAAATTTTTATATTGATGGTGGGGAGTATGGTAATCTATTACATAGAATTGCATGTGAAAATCTATGAAAATTATTCCATCCACATTAAATAGAAAACCGCAGAAAACTATTTGGGTTGTTGATAATTTTTATTCTGATCCACATGCAGTTAGAGAATTTGCTCTTGAGCAAGAATTTGCTGAAGATGTAAATTACTTTAAAGGTAGTCGCTCTCTTCAACAATTCTTTGTTCCTGGAACTAAAGAGGCATTTGAAAGAATCATGGGTATCAAAATCCGTGAATGGGAATCGCATGGTATGTGTGGTCGTTTTCAGTATTGTCTTGCACAAGACAGTCTTGTTTATCATAATGATGGACAAACCTGGGCAGCTATGATATACTTGAATCCTGATGCACCATATTGCACAGGAACTTCACTTTATGCTAGTAAGAATGGTGCGAGAAGAACTACTGATAAAAATTTTACTGATGAAGTTTATCGGGGTGGTTTTTATGATGAGACTAAATTTGATCTAGTTGATTCTATTGGCAATGTGTTTAATAGATTGTTCATATTTGATGCTCAAAACATACACGCAGCTTCAAAGTATTTTGGAACAACTAAAGAAGACTCAAGACTTTTTCACATATTCTTTTTTGATTGAAAATGATTTTTACAGTATATTCAAAGGACAATTGTCCTTATTGCCATAAGGTAAAAACGGTATTAGAATTGGTAAATAGCAATTTTATTGTTTATACTCTTGGCGAGGACTTTACTAAAGAAGAGTTCTACTCAATTTTTGGTGAAGGATCAACATTTCCACAAGTAATTTGTGATGATAAAAAACTAGGAGGATCCGTTGACACAATCAAATTCCTCAGAGAACAGCAACTCTTTTAATGGGAATATAAATAAATCAGAAGACCACAGAAACCGTGGCGTTGATTTTATTCTTAATGGAGGTAAAAGAAAGCAGACTCAACCGTTCCACATCATCTTTGAGAAGATGGTTTGCTTTCTCAATCGGGAAGTCACCATCTATTTTGAGTTTTCCTTAAATTCAAGGAAGAGAAAAGTAATTTCCCGGAGAAAAAGAAATGTTAGCAGTTAGTTTAGTATTCGGTTCCTTTCTAACCGTATTGTTTCTAATAGTGGGAGTAATGGCAGGTTGGGTAGCAAGAGAATACATGATGAATTATCGGGAAGTACCAAGACCTCACCCCGAAATGTTTGATAACCAGGGTAACCTGATTCCAGATGAGGTAATTGCATTTAACTTTGAAAACTATCATGACTACGAAATCAACGACGAAGACGACGACGACTAGTAAAACTACTAACACTAAACCAAAAACGGTAAAAGTTTCTAATTCATTAGAATTGCCGAGAAATCCTCTTGCATTTGAAATTCTGGATTTAGTTTCAAGGCAGCGCAGTAAGGCAAAAAAAGTTGAGGTCTTGAAAAAGTATGAAGATCTTTCCTTAAAAATAATTCTCATCTGGAATTTTGATGAGAGTGTTGTTAGTGTTCTTCCTTCGGGTGAAGTGCCTTATTCTTCTTATGAAGATCAGACTGTTCATTCGGGTACTCTTTCAACTAAGATCACAGAAGAAACTCGTAGAATGTATGAAACTGGTTCTTTCTCTATCGGAGTTACTGATCAGCAAGGAAGAACCACAATACGTAAAGAGTCAAAAAATTTCTATCACTTTGTTAAAGGTGGTAATGATGGTATGAATTCTATTCGTAGAGAAAGTATGTTCATCAATCTTCTTCAAGGTCTTCATCCACTAGAAGCAGAGATTATTTGTCTTGTCAAAGATAAACAACTTTCGAGCAAGTACAACATTACTAAGGATGTTGTTGTTGAGGCTTTCCCTGATATTCAGTGGGGGAATCGTTCCTGATGGGAAAGGGCATTAACATTATTCATATAAATTGCGATCCATCTTTTGCTGAAGATAAAAGTTTACCAAGAGATTCTTATCTGGTTACTTATGGTGATAATGAAGAACAGAGATATGATATTGTTCAAGGTCTTCAGTCCGATATCTTTGATCAGTATTGGGATAAGTATCGTGATGTAAGAGGAATGAAGTGGACTCAGGGTAGAGTTAACCCTAAGACGTGGGGATATAAATCACCCGAAAACAAAAAGAAAAAGTGATTCCCCTGATCGGGGGAAAAAATCCCGGCAAAATTTTGGGTCTGTAAGGTTTTGTATCATATTTTACAGAACTCACTTGCTAAATAATCTCAACAGGGGTATAATACCCT